ATCCTTTTGTTGCCAGATCAAACCTAATCTATTGGCATACCTAATCATATCATGTCTATACCTTAGTTACAATACATTTAATTACTTTAATTACAATTATTCTATTGTTATTAAGGCATAGAAATGGTAGAATATTATTGAGATAAGAATAAATACAATGCCTGGAATAGGATAGATTCAAATAAGATAGGTCGACCCCCTTTTTCTCTAGTTCATTATTATAATAGTCCCATTCATATTCTTTTGGGGGAAATGAATGTACCTTAACAACACTACCAAAACATTACTAGTTTGCCCTCTACCCTGACAATATGTCCCTGTAAAGTAATCCTGTACTCATTAGGCTTATAATCTTTGAAGTTGGCGATCCTATGTAAGTCATTACCTTTATGCAATATCATTTGACCTACCTCGTAAGCATGGTAGCTTTCCCTTGATTCCATGCCACCGCCACTAGAGGGGAGTTGTATAGGCAAAGTAAAAGCCCAAGTATCTTCATGGCCAAGGTTTAAAGTTAGGTGGGGGGTGTCTATATGCCAATTACCTGCAACGGACAATAGTTTCGGATCTGAGGGGAATATATGAAACCCTGGTAAGGCTAGGCTTGGGTTAAAACCAACAGGTTCTTTAAATTCGGACTCAAAGACAGATTGGATTTCGGCATACAAAGGCCCAAACTGTTTAATTAAGATTTTATTTAACTCTTTAGCCCTATCGGTATAGGCATTGCCGTCCAGATAAGCTGCTTTACCTATTGTAAAAAAGGGAATGTCATTTGATCTTGATTCCCATAAGTCTTTTAGTTCTAGCACTTTATCGCTGACCAATATCATGGACAAGGCTACAGGCAGTCTTTTTAGTTTCATTTGAATCATTACACAACATCTTGTGAATTTTATCAATATAAACACAAAGGGTTGTATTTATTAAAAAAAAATTATAAAATTTGAAGTGGGCGTGTATGCCTAAAATCATGAGCCAAAAAGAAATACAAAAGATCCTGTCTACTTTAAAGAAAAGACACGAAGAATTTAGATTAAATTATTATAAGCCTTACGGCTTCCAAAAAAGATTTCATAAAGCAGGTAGCGAAGCCAATCAAAGATTATTGATGGCAGCCAACCGAGTGGGAAAATCTTATGTGGGAGCTATGGAAATGGCAGTTCATCTAACAGGTTTATACCCTGATTGGTGGGAAGGCAAACGATTTGATAAGCCTATTAGGGCATGGGTATGTGGGGCATCGAATGAAACCACACGAGATATCTGTCAAAAAGAATTATTTGGGCAACCAGACAACCCCAGAGATGTAGGTAAGGGATCTATCCCTAACCATCTCATTGGCGAAACCACAAGAAAACCAGGTGTGCCTAACGCACATACATCGGTTCTTGTAAAACACAGCACAGGTGGGTGGTCTAGGGTTGCCTTTAAAGCTTACGAACAAGGAGCAGAAAAATTTATGGGGGAGAGTTTAGACCTTATTTGGCTAGATGAAGAACCACCCCAAGACATATACTCACAATGTATAACCAGAACTTTAGATAAAAGAGGATTGGTTTACCTTACCTTTACACCAGAATCAGGTATGACTGAAGTAGTACAGAATTTTACAAGTGATTTAAGACCTTCACAAGCATTAGTTACGGCAGGTTGGGAAGACGCAGAACACCTAACCGATGACATGAAAGAACAGATTTTAGCTGCGCTTCCTTCACACGAAAGGGAGATGAGGTCAAAAGGCATACCAATGATAGGTTCAGGGCTAGTATTTCCTATAGATGAGGATAACTTAGCTATCGAGCCTTTTAAGATACCCAACCATTATGCAAAGATTGCAGCAATAGATTTTGGTTATGACCACCCTACAGCCGTAGTATGGTTAGCCTGGGATAGAGATGAAGACATAGTTTATGTTTATGACTGTTATCGAATGGCTAAGCAGATACCGAGTTATCACGGATCACACATCAATGAACGAGAAGGCTCTGACTGGATTCCTATAGTATGGCCACACGATGGATATCAACACGATAAAGGAAGTGGTATTACCCTAGCCGAGCAATACAGAGATGCTTATGTCAATATGATGCCGTTTCACTTTGAAAATCCTCCTGCATTAGGGCAGAAAAAGGGTGGAAACAGTGTAGAAACAGGACTTATGGAGATGTTAGACCGAATGGAGTCTGGTAGATTTAAAGTATTTAATACCCTTTATGACTGGTTTGAGGAGTATCGTATGTATCATCGTAAAGATGGAAAACTGGTTAAACTTAAAGATGACTTAATGTCGGCTACAAGATATGCTGCATTAAGCCTTAGACATTCAACAACTAAAAATTCACGCTGGGAATCCAAGGGCAGATTAGGCCCTGATGTCGCAGTCGTATAGGAGAACATTATGGCAGGGCCACTAATACCACTAATAAGTATGTCGATAACAGCCCTTAGAGCATTAGGAACTAAAGCAGCTAGGAAAGAATTAGATCGTAGAGTTAAGAAAGGTTTTACTGGAGATGTTGTAAAAAAACAAACAGCACCTGGCAATCAATCATTTTATACAGACAAGATGGCAATAAGAAAGGCTAATGTCGCTAACGATAAAGCTAGAACAGCGGCGCAAAGACTTAAAGATAAATTTAATAAGGATAAATAATGGCTAAAAAAATGACTGATGATGAATTAGCTTCACAACTAAGTGGTGAAATAGAGTCTGCTTCAGGAAACTTCAATACAGAACTGTCTTCTCAAAGAGAAAAGTCCATGAAGTATTATCTTGGCGAGAAGTTTGGTAATGAAATAGATGGTAGATCAGAAATCGTTACAACTGATGTACGAGATACCATTGAATACATTATGCCTAGCCTTATGCGTATCTTTACAACGCATAACAATACAGCAGAATTTGAGCCACAAGGCCCTGAAGATGTTGAGATGGCACAACAAGCTACCGATTATGTCAATTATGTCTTTAACAAACAAAACAATGGCTTTAAAGTTTTATACGATGCTTTTAAAGATGCTTTAATTAGTAAAACAGGCGTTATTAAGCATTTTTGGGAAGAAAAAACAGAAGTTTCTACAGAAAACTACGAGAATTTAACTGAAATTGAGTACCAATCAATATTAGCAAACGATGATTTAGAGGTTATAGAGCATACAGCGGTAATTACAGAGAAAGCCCAGGTAGATGATTATGGAACTCAGGTTTATCCTGAAATAGTAGAGCATGATGTTAAAGTTAAAAGAACAAAAGTAGATGGTCAAGTTAGAGTTTTATCTGTTCCGCCAGAAGAATTTTTAGTATCAAGAAGGGCTACTTCTATTGAAGATGCTAGTTTTGTATGTCATAGAGTAAAAAAATCAGTATCTGATTTAATTTTAGAGGGATATCCCAAGGATCTTGTAGAAGATTTACCTACCTATACGCAGAATAACGCAGAATATAACGAAGAAAGACTAGCAAGATTTAGTTATGATGAAGACTCTGGCGCTAATGACGAAGGCAAAGGCCCATCAAGAAAAGTTTGGTTAGAAGAATGTTATATGCACATTGATTATGATGGCGATGGTATAGCAGAACTTAGAAAAATTACTAAAGGTGGTAATATAATATTAGATAATGAGGAGATTGACGAAATTCCTTTTTCCACAATTTGTCCACTTCCTATACCGCACAAGTTTCACGGCATGAGTATTGCTGACACAGTAGAAGATATACAGCTTATTAAATCTACTATTATGAGAAATCTTCTTGATAATATGTATTTAACTAACAATGCGAGATACGCTGTTCTTGCTGGGCAAGTAGAATTAGATGATTTATTGTCCTCTAAACCAGGTGGAATTGTTAGAATGAGAGCGCCAGGAGCGGTTACAGCTTTACCTACCCCACAGATACAACCTTATGCGTTCCAAATGGTTCAATACCTAGATGGCATTAGAGAAGAAAGATCAGGTGTATCTAAGATGACACAAGGATTAAACCCAGATGTATTAACATCTCATGTTACTTCAGGGGCAATATCAGCAGCAACTGAGTCCTCTATGCAAAGAATTGAGCTTATTGCTCGTATGTTTGCTGAAACAGGCATTAAAGATTTGTTTAGAAGCATATATTCTTTGGTACAAAAATACGAAGACAGAGAAAAAATGGCTTATCTCAATGGTAAGTTTGTACCCATAGATGTATCTCGTTGGAAAGAAAAACTAAATTGCACAGTTAATGTTGGAATTGGCTCTGGTAGTCAGCAAAGTAAAACTCAAACAATGGGTTCTATTATGCAAATTATACAAGGCTTAATTCAGAATGGAGGAATGGGATCATTAGTTACTGCTGAAAATGTATACAATGCAGTCAGTGAATTTATAGCGCAATCAGGCTACAAGAACGCAGACAAGTTTATATCTAACCCTGCTATGATGCCACCTAAACCACCAGCAGAGCCTACTCTTGATGAAAAAGTAGCTCAACAAAAAGCACAAGTAGAACTTCAAAAACTACAGCTACAAGCACAAGAGTTGCAAATAGACACGCAAATAAAAACACAAGAATTACAACTTAAACAAGAGGAATCTCAGATTAATATGGCTCTTAAAATACAAGAGTTGAAAATTAAGAAATCTCAACTTGAGCTAAATGAACAAGAACTTGCGCTAGAAACTGTGCAAAATAGACCAATAGGAATAGGGCCAAGCTAATGTCATTCCCTACACATTCTGGATATGGAAAAATTGAAAGAACAAAGATAGTTCGTAAAAAAATTAAAGTTTTGAAAGAACAAGGTAACTCTCAAAAAGAATCAGTTAAAATAGCTTTAAACACCACTCCTAAACGGAAAAGGCTACCACTAGCATGAAAGATTTAAACGAATTAAATATAGAGATAGAGTTAATTAAAAAAGACATACACGATATAAAGAACAATCATTTACAGCATATAGAAAGAGATATGAAAGATGTAAAGATTGAGGTTTTTAGATTTAAGTATGTGATCTGGGGAGCTTTAGTTATATTTATATTAATGACAGACAAATTTACACAACTATTGAGGTTATTATAATGACAGGTAAAAATTTTAAAAAAAAGTATGGTGGTAGAGGAGGATATTAATGGCTAAAGGAACTAAACACTACTTTAAAACAGGCAAAGAGTTCAAAGGTAATGTTCATAAAATGCCTAATGGTCAACTACACTCAGGAAAATCACATGGCAAAACTTCTAAACAAGTTGTGCATTTTAAAGATTTATCAATGAGAGCAAAAAAAGTAGCTAAAAAATGATGAAAAAAAAGAAGGGATAAATTGTCTAAATTTGATATAAAGTCAGAACTTACAAACACAGAATTACAACAACTAATGTTGAAATATCGACTTTCAATAAATGAGGTATGCTTGAAAACATCTATTCCTAGGAATGATATTCAGGGTTATCTCACTGGGAGAAAAACTATAACCACAGACTTTGTGGATAGAATCAACCAAATAGGAGAAGACAATGGCAGATAAAGACAATCAAATTAAAGAAGGGCAAGATGCTGAAAGGTTATTAACTGACCCTTTATTAATTAAATCATACGAAGTAATCCAAAACGATATCTTTCAACAATGGATTAGAACAGAAATAGAAGAATCTAGTAAAAGAGAATCTTTATATTTTTCACTTCGAGGTGTACTCACAGCACAAAATGTACTTGTGAACACAATGGAAAATGGCAAAATAGTTGAAAACGAATTGAAGGGAGGTAAATAATCATGGCAAAAGATGATATCCCTGTAAAAGAATCCACTAATGGTGGTGTGCCTGTAACTGATGTAAGATCAGCACAAGCAGCACTTCAAGGTATGATGAACACTCGTAATGAACAAAGTTCAGAAGACCTAGAAGAAACAGAAACAACGGAAGAAGTTTCTGCACAGGACACGGAGTCCGAATCAGTTGAAACAGAAGTAGCTAATCCAGATGGATTATCTGCTGATGACTTAGTAGACCAAGATCAGGTAGAAGGAAACGAGGAACTTAGTACATACACTGTCAAAGTAGATGGTAAAGATGTTGAAGTCACCCAAGAAGAACTTTTAGCTGGTTACAGTAGACAAGCTGATTACACAAGAAAAAGTCAAGTATTGTCCGAACAAAGGCAGAAAGCTGATGCAGAATTAGCAGCCACTCAACAAGAAAGACAGCGTTTAACAACACAACTCGAACAATTATCTTCAATTAATACAAGTGAGTTAGAAACACTTGAGAAACAAAATTGGAGCGAAATCGAGCAAAGAAATCCAACTGAATACTTGTTACAGAAAAATAAACTTAATGATTTGCGAGAGAAACAAAGAGTTATCGAATCGGAACAAAATAACATTAGGTCTAAAGCTGAGCAAGAGTTTAAGGAGAAATGGGATAAATCTTTAGCAGAAAATAAGAAAGTAATTGAAACTAAAATTCCATCTTATTTTGATCCTGACAAAGGAGTAAAAATACAAAACAACATTAGGCAATTTATGCTTAATGAGGGTTTTAAAGAAGGAGAGATAGACTCAATGGTTGATGCTAGATCCGTTAATACAGCTTACAAGGCTATGTTATATGATAATTTAGTAAAAGCTAAAATTTCTAAAAAGAAGTCAAAGAATGTTCCTAGGGTTACAAGACCTGGTTCTCCAGCGACAAAAGGAGAGATTTCTGGTGATAAAGTTAAGGCACAAAGAGCAAGATTAAGAAAGTCAGGACACTTAAATGATGCTAGAAGCGTTATTGAAAGTCTTTTGAATAATTAATCTAATACATAACTTTTTTAAATAGGTAATCAAAAATGGCAATTTATACTAACTCTTACGAAACTTTTGATAGTAACGATAAGAGAGAAGACTTGGCGAATGTTATTTATAACATCTCACCAACAGAAACACCATTTATGTCTAGCATTGGTACTGGTTCAGCTAATGGCACAAAACATGAATGGCAAACTGACTCGTTAGCAGCAGCAGCAGCTAACAAAGTAATGGAGGGCGATGACTCTCCAAACAGGGCTTTAACAGCAACAGCAAGACTACTTAACCACACGCAGATTTCTACGAAACCTGTAGTAGTTACTGGTACTCAAGAAGTTGTTTCCAAAGCTGGAGTAACATCAGAGATGGCTTATCAAATAGCCAAAGCTGGTAAAGAACTAAAAAGAGATATGGAACTGGACATGACCGGTAAACAAGAAGCGGCAGCAGGTTCTTCAGGCACAGGTCGTGCTTCAAGAGCATATGAGTCTTGGTGTAATACCAATGAACTTCATGGCGCTGGTGGTTCTACTAACGGAGCAGGTGCAGTTACTGATGGTACTCAAAGAGTACTAACAGAATCTCTTTTAAAATCAAACTTAAAAGCGTGTTACGACCAAGGTGGTAATCCTGATCTATTGTTAGTTGGTTCATTCAACAAACAAAAAGTATCTGGTTTTACTGGCAACTCTACTCGTATGGACATGGCAGAAGATAGAAGCTTAGTTGCGACTATTGATGTTTATGTTTCTGACTTCGGTGAAGTTAGAGTAGTAGCTGACAGAATCTTGAGAAGTTCTGGAAGGACAGCACTTGTGGTTGATACAGAAATGTGGTCAATCGGATATCTAAGACCTTTCGGTGTTCAAGACTTAGCGAAAACTGGTGATGCTGAGAAGAAACAATTACTCGTTGAGTATACTCTTGTTTCTAAAAACGAAGCAGCTAGTGGTAAAATCGCTGATTTAACAACAGCATAATTTAACTTTCCTCACAGTTAGTTATAGGGTGGGGTTTGTCCCCTTGGTTGCCCCACCCACCTAGATACATTAATGATGGCCTTGAAGAACAGTATCGCTTCGGAACGAGGGTCATTAATATTGGAGAAATTTAATGAGAACATTAAATGATTATTTTATATATGGCGAAATAGCTAGTGTATCAACAGCATCAAGCACATTCGTACCTGTACCTGATGGTGGTAGAGTAATTAAAATTATTACTGCTTTACAAGGTGCAATTACATCAGCTAACGCTGCAATTAGTTTTGAAATTGGTGGTACTGCTATTACAGGTGGTGGCATTACAGTTGCACATTCAGGCTCGGCAGCAGGTACTGTGGATTCAGCAGAACCAACAGCAGCTAACAGGGTTGAAGAAGATGGAACAATCGAAATGATTACAGACGGAGCATCTTCAGGTGCAAAAAAACTATGTGTAACATTTGTAATTAGGAGATAAGAATGAGTAATTGGAGCTACGGACAACGAGTTATAAAAAATCACACGATTACTGTAACTCAAAATGGTGCTAATAACTTAACGGCTGCTTTTAGTGATGGAGTTACTTATGTAAGAGTTACAGCTAATACATCAGAAGTATTCGTTGCTTTTGCAAAAGTTCCTGTTGCGGCAGTAACTACTGGCATACGCTTAGTAGCTAATGAACCTAAGGTAATTAAAATAGACAATGCTGACAAGATGGCTTGTATTGCAGCTACAGGTTCACCGAAAGTTTTTATTGAGGAGCTTAGTGAATAGATGAAAAGAAAGCTAGGAGATGGCCAAACCTTTCATTTTTCAGAACATTCAGGGGAATTTGCAATACAATACAAATCCCCTGATTTGTCTAAATTAATACAAAACAATAAAAGACTACAAGAAGAAGATCACAGTATAAGAGATGACTTTCGTTTATGTGCAAGAATACCAGTAATGGTTGCACAAGAATGGAAAATTAAATTTGGAATTGATATAAATAAAAAACAAGATATGAAGGCTATTAAGAAACTACTTAACAGCCCTGATTATAAATATCTAAAAACAACATCTAGGGTAATATAATGGCTATATCAACATATGCAGAACTTAAAACATCTATAGCTTCTTGGCTAGATAGAAGTGATTTAACAGATGTTATCCCTGATTTTATAGCTTTAGCTGAAACAAGGCATAAAAGAGATTTTAAGATCAGGAGAATGGAAACTAGAGTAACAGCTAATACAATATCAGACACTGAATACTATTCGTTACCTGATGATTATGTGGCTATGCGTAACATTAAGTTAAATACAGATACAAAAACACCTTTAGAGTTTTTAACCCCTGAAATAATGGATAGATTACAAGCTGGTAGTAGTGTAGGTTGCCCAAAAGCCTATTCAATCAAAGGTAATGATATACAATTAAGACCTATTCCTGATGGAGTTTATGAAATAGAAATAGCTTATTACAAAACATTTGCACCTTTATCAGATTCTAATACTACAAACGACATGCTTACCCATCACCCAGATGCTTATTTATATGGAGCATTAGTTGAAGCAGAGCCTTATTTACAAAACGATAAAAGAATTGTTACTTGGGCAGGTTTATATAAAAACACAAAAGATTCTATAATAGAGTCTAACGAGAGAGATAGACATTCAGGCACAGCACCTGTAACAAGAATTGATTACGGATTATATTAATGACTACCTGGACTGTAGTTTCTACAAATGCTACAACATGGAGT